TTCGTTTAAATTAGCTACAATAGATACTATTGGTACACCCTTCATCTGACCATCAAATATACTATGTATATGATCATAATGTTTACGCATCATAGTACCAACCTGATACCTATTAAATCTTATTGGACTAAACTTACTGAGCCATGGTGCCTGAGTCTTTTGTCCTTCTACACTATGCTTTTCTTGATACTCTTGTAATGCTTTAACTAAGTATGGTGTTATCTTTTCTTGTTGTTCCTTGGTGCAGTTCATCACATCCAATTCTTTTGTAGGCTCAGATTCAAACGTACCTGCTGCATAATTATTCCAAGTATGTTTTTTCCAAATACCTTTATTACATTGATCTATTAGTTCTTCACATAACTCTTTTGGTATGTGATTTTTTACATAAATATAACTTTTAATTGTGCTCATTCATTAACCTCCTTACATCTAAATGAGTTAGTGATTGTTCTGATCCTAATACATCGATACTAAAAGTATTGAACGATACACTAATTCTATCTTCATCACCCACGTTTATCGGTACGCTATGTTTTAGTGATGATGGAAACAATATTAATTCACCTGGTTTACAAGGCAGCATAAATGATTCTGCATTGACATGATTATATTGCACAGGATCTAATTTTACACCATCTTGTATAGACTTTGCAAACTGTATAGGTGGTAGTTTTTCATTCATTTGAAAATACATCACACCAGATATAATACTGTTTGGGTGCACGTGTTCATGATGCTTGGAGCCTTTTGGATTTCTATTGGCCCAGCATTGAGTAATCACTAATCTTTGTTTTGAGTTCAAAACATTCTTAGTAAATTTATCTACTGACTCCGATAAAAATGTTTTTATGTTTTTAAATTCTTCATTACGTAATAAGTAAGAATCATCAGATCTAAAGTTACCATTTTGCTTTTGTTCACGATAACTAATAGTTTTTAAATATGCTAATTCTTTATCAATAGACTCTTCGTAAGGTACAATTAATAAAGGTGTAGGAAATATTTGTAATAGTTCTTCTTTCATTTTATCCAAAAGTTACATTCTTTATATTGATCTATAATACTTTTTGGTACAATATCGTAAGCATCATAGTCTTCTTTATATTCTTTTATAGCACCTTCTTTCAAAGTATGCAATCCATTTCCCACGATGGTATCATCGTAAACCATATCATTTACTTTAAATTGTTTTATATTATCAAAATCATGTTTTACTTTAGGTATACCCAAAAAATTATACACACCATTTATTGTATTTTCTGTGTCTTTAACTAAGTCTTTAAAATCAACCATGTGATATAATTCTTTAGGTTGGTGATCTAATAAATGCTTTATACCTACTAGTTCTTTTACTAATTGACCTTCTTTGTTCATAAGCATATGACATTTCTCTTCTCTTGTTTTAGCTGCGTATTGATTAACAAAAGAAGATGGTTCTTTTTCAGACCAATCTAAGAAAGAACCTAATACTTCTATTACATCTCTAACTAAAATAATAATCTTAATGTCTTGTTTTATTAATTTTAAAAACTTTAGATTTATTGGAAAACCCCAAGGTGCTCTATCTATAATATATTTATAGTTCCAATCTTTGTAATAATTATTAAAAATATTTTTTGTTACATTATCTAAAGAATTTTTATCTGGAAAATTTTTAAATATATCTGTGTTTTGTAATGAATATATTTCACCAATTATATCAGCACAAATACTATTGGCTGTTACAGCTATATCTTTGTTTTGATTCATAATAGAACCAAATACAGTATTGCCAGCACGTGGTAACCCATGTAGGAAAAATATGTCTTTCATGCAGTGTGTATATTATATTTTATTAGCCTTGTAAACCACCATGATTATCAGAAGCTGCTGTTAAACATTCACCTGTTTCAGATAAATCTCCAAAATCTGCAGCATTACCTGTTGAAGCAATTGTTATATAATCTATGATATTATAATCACTAGGTGCTAATCTACCCCCAGCAAATACACCTCTAATTGAATTACTCATTCCTGCAGGTCCATATCTATTTTGAGTAGGATCTCCAAAATCAGTGGCATTACCTGTTGATGCAATAGTAATATAATCTATCACTGCTCCTCCATAAGGAGAAGATGGTGTAGATAAACCAGAAGAGAATACTCCTCTTGTAGAAGATGATACACCATTAAAATAAGCTCTACCAATACTTAAATCACCAAAATCTGTTGCATTACCAGTAGATGCTATTGTTACATAATCTATTACATCTGCTTCATTATCTGATGCAGTTGCACCTCCAGCTACAACACCTCTTGTTGAACTAGATAAACCTCCAGCTGCATCTGTTCTTGCTACTGTTAAATTTCCAAAATCAGTGGCATTACCAACAGACGCCATAGTAATGTAATCTATTACATCTTGTTTTGTAGGAGTATCTCCTCCTGAAAATAACGCTCTTGTTGTACTACCTACATTTCCTGCAGGTCTAGATCTCGAAACAGATAAATCTCCAAAATCAGCATAATTACCTCTTGATGCCATTTCTGTATAATCAATTGTGTTGACAATACTTGGGTTAGAACCTCCTCCTGCAATACCTCTAGTTACAGAACTAGCCCCTGCAGCATAATTTCTAGATTGAGTCATATCACCAAAATCTACAGAGTTACCTAAAGTAGGTATGTGAATATAACTTACATTAGCATTAAAAGGTGTTCCAACTTTTTGAACTAACCCTCTCCCTGATCCAGGCATATAGGTTACTGATATAGGTTGATCTGAAGGTAGTCCTGCGTGCCCGTTTGTATAAGCATTACCATCAGCACTGGCAGTAACTAAAGTTGCAAATTCAATTGCATTACCCAAAGAAGCTATGTTAACCTTATCTATTCTTTTACCCTCATTAACACCTGGAGCTTGTCCATCACCAAAAAAAGCTGTTGTTTTATTACCAAAACCAGAAAGATAACCTCTATTTTTTGAAAGATCACCAAAATCTGTAGCGTTACCCGCAGAAGCTATTGTTATATATTCTATCACATCAAAATAAGTAGCTGTAGGTGTATCTGTATAGCCACCTGCTATCAACACTCTTGTTTCACTTCCACTAGCACCTACTTGTCTTTTGTTCGCTGTTAAATCTCCAAAGTCTGAGTAATTTCCAAAACTAGCTAAATTAACAAAGTCTATTTGATTGTTTTGTGCTCCAGGTATTGATCCACCAAAAGTAAAACCTCTTTCGTGGTTACTGGTTCCACCTAATCTGTATCGAGCACCAGCAATATCTCCTCCAAAATCTACTCCATTTCCTCTAGATGCAATATTTACATATTCTATATTAGCTGTTCTACCACCTAATTTATAAGCTCTTATACTATTTCCTGCGCCAGCACCACCTGATGTTGTGCTAACTTGTGTATCACCAAAGTCAGTAAAATTACCTGTGGTTGCCATTTCATTAGAATCAATCGTGTTTACAATTGTTGGAGTTCTTCCGCTATACATAATACCTCTTGTGTTATTTGAAGTATTACCTCTGGTAATCTCTCCTCGCGCTTGTGTCAAATCTCCATAATCTGTTGCAGTTCCACCTGCAGCAAGATTAACTTGTTCTACCGTATTTACAATTGTTGGACTATAGCCGATAGCATAGATTCCTCTTGTAGCATCTCTATAGTTTAAATTACCTTGTTGTAATTTTCTAATCGCTCTTATATCCCAAACTTTTCCTGAATTAGACATTATGCTAAACCTCCATGTGAATCAGAACCATTTGCAATGTTTGTTCTTGCAGCTGTTAAATCACCAAAATCTGCAGCGTTACCTGTTGATGCAATTGTGTTGTAATCCATAACATTAGAACCACTTCCTGAGTACCCTCCACAAAAAACAGCTCTAGTGCTACTTGCTAAATGACCAAAGCCCATAGATCTAGAAACAGTTAAATCTCCAAAAGTTGTTCCATTTCCTGTAGAAGCCATTGTAATATATTCTATACTATCAGAAGTTGTTCCAGGTGCAACATCTCCCCCAGCTATTAACATTCTTGTGCTATTAGATGTAGCTCCTGGGTATTTTCTACCTGTACCTAAATCTCCAAAGTCAGTACATGTTCCAACTGATGCAAAATCTACATAATCAATTGTGTTATTATATAAATTTGCATCGTCTGGATAGTTATCATTATTTTGTCTACCAGCAAATATTGCTCTTGTTGGAGATGAGGCAGAAGATTGGCCCCAACCAGATTTTGTCATGTCTGCTCCTGTATCAAAAGATTGTCCATCTGATGCATAGATTACACATTGAATAGCTGTATCTGCTGCTGTTGGTCCACCACCATTAGATCCTCCAGTAATTGCTTTTATTTTATTTCCTGTTGTTGCAAGATATCTATTTGCACTTACCAAATCTCCATAATCGGAACTATTTCCTTTACTTTGAAATAGAACTTGTTGCATTTGATTTGTACTTGCTGGAGTAATACCACCAAAAGTTGTTAGTTGAGTTTCATTACCTGCTCCAGAAAAACCTTGTTGTGCTTGAACTAAATCTCCAAAATCTGCACTATTACCTGTTACAGCTATGTTTATATAATCTATAATATTTGATGAACTAGGTGTTGAACCACCCGCAACTAATCCTCTTCCATTTGCACTGTGATTATTAGGAACTTGAACATCGCCACCCATACCTGAATGTGATGAACAGTAATAGTATAATCTAAAAGGTGTTGAACCTGTTACTTCAATCTTGGTCCATGCTGTAGCTGAACCTGGTGTACCTGATGTTGTAACACCTGTTGTGTATTCTGATCCAGAGTTGTGTGTACCATCAGATGTTTCTGAAAATCTTAATGGGTGTCCACTATTACTACTGTCATCTTGATTGAACTCGTATGTGCAACCA